TTACCAAGACTGACCTGAAGAAAAAAGGTTTCGATTCTAACGAACTAGCTGCTTACAACAAGCGCGGCGGAAAAGCCAGAGGCCCTTTAAACAGACTTGGCCAAAAAGCTAAGAAAGTTCTTTTAGGCAAAGACAAGAAGTTCGGTGGCGACAAAGGTGCCATTGACTTTATTAGAAAGCCTAAGAAAAAAATGGATGGCGGAATGATGAATAAGCCTGTTAAAAAAATGGGCGGTGGCATGATGAGCAAACCTGTTAAGAAAATGGGTGGCGGCATGATGAAATATAAAGCAGGCGGCATGGCAACCAAGGGGTTGGGCAAAGCTTTTAAAAACAGCAAGAGGTAGATCATGTCAATACGAAATATTATTAAATCAGGTCTTCGAAAAGCCTACAAAGCAAAAACAGCTCCTTTGCAAGCAGCTAATAGAGTTGCAAGGACAATTGCACCTAACAGCAGAATAGCCGCTGGATTAGCTGCAGCCGCTTCTCCAGGTATTTTAGAATCAGGGCCTAGCAAAAAGTCTACTGCTACAAAAAAACCTACAAAGAAAACAACAGATCCAACAAGAAAAGCTTCAACAAAAAAAATCAAAGGTAGATCTGCTAAAGGAAAAGTTGGTAAGACTAGAGAATCAGATACATCAAACTTTGAAAGCCTTATGCCTACGATGGGAATGCCTGGTCAAGACATGATGGCTCCAATGCCAACAAGATCAAGAGCTAGAAGAATGAAAGCAGGTGGGTTAGCTATTAAAGGACAGGGAAAAGCATTCTTAAAATCTAAAAGATAAACCATGCCTAGAAAATTAATTAAAAAAGCTGTTAAAGAAGGAATTAAAAAATCAAGAGGATTAACAGCTAGTGAAAAAGAAGCAGCTAAAAAACTTGGAATGTCAGAAAAAGATTTATTAGAAGCAAAAAATTTTTTTACAACAAACGCACCTAAAAAATTATCTAGTGGCGGGTTAGTAGGTGGCGGCAGACAGGCTCGACAAAATAGGCAAAAATAAACCATGCCTAAAAAAATTATTAAAGAGGCTCTTAAGAAAAAACTTAAAGCAAAGCTTTACAACGCAGAAAGAAGACTTGATGCAGACAGTGCTTACATCTCTCCAAAGACTCATTTAAAAGATTCTAAAAAAATTGACAGTATTAAAAAAGAAATTAGAGACCTAGATAAAGATGATCCAACGGGAATGAAGAACGGTGGTATCATAGGCGGCGGAAGACAATTCAGACAAGATAGGCAAAAATAATGGCAGACATAGACAAAGCGATTACCTTTGAAGAGCAGGTAGACTTACAAGTCAAAGACCGAAGCAAGGGCATGGAAATTGAAGTTGATGTAACCGAAGAAAATCCAGACTTTGAATCTTTTGAACAGATGGAAGATGGAAGCATATCTTTTGGTGAAGCCACCCCTGAAGAAATAGAAGTAGACTTCTACGAAAACTTAGCAGAGGTTATAGACGATGCTGACTTAAGATCTCTTAAGAACGATCTTATGAGCAACATCGATTCTGATAAAGAGTCTCGAAGCGATTGGGAGAAAACATACAAAGATGGCCTAGAATATCTAGGCATGAAGTACGAAGAAAGATCGCAGCCGTTTGAAGGCGCATCAGGTGTTATGCATCCTTTGCTTGCAGAAAGTGTTACCCAATTCCAAGCGCAAGCTTACAACGAACTCTTACCATCTCAAGGCCCAGTCAAGACTCAAGTGCTTGGCATGACCACACCCGAAACAGAACAACAAGCAGCTCGTGTGCAAGAGTTTATGAATTATCAGCTCATGCAAGTAATGCGAGAGTATGACTCTGAGACAGATCAAATGTTGTTCTATCTACCTTTAAGTGGTTCAGCATTTAGAAAAGTATATTACGATCAAAACTTAGGCAGAGCAGTTTCTAAGTTTATTCCAAGTGAAGATTTAATTGTTCCATACGGAGCAACAGACTTGCACAGCGCAACTCGAATCACGCATGTTCTTAACATGTCCATGAACGAGATACGCAAACTGCAACAAATAGGTTTTTATCGTGATGTAGAATTAAACAACAGTGGCGTAAACGAAGTTGACGATATTCAAGAAGAGATTGATGAACTTCAAGGCGTTAAACCTAACTACGATGATGACGAAACATGTCAAGTGTATGAGTCTCACACTGAGTTAGACATAGAAGGTTTTGAAGACATGAACGCTGAAGGCGAAGAGACTGGCATTAAGTTGCCATACATAGTCACCATAGCCAACGGAAAGATTCTATCTATTCGCAGAAACTACAAAGAAGACGATCAGCTTAAACAGCGCATCAACTACTTTGTGCATTACAAGTTTTTACCAGGTCTAGGCTTTTACGGCTTTGGCTTGACACACATGATTGGTGGCTTATCTAAAGCTGCAACCTCTATTTTGCGTCAGCTTATTGACGCTGGTACTTTATCGAATTTACCAGCTGGATTTAAAGCCCGTGGAATTCGTATTCGTAATGACGATCAGCCTTTACAGCCCGGTGAGTTCAGAGACATGGATGCACCCGGTGGTAGTTTGCGAGACGCTTTTGTACCGTTACCTTTTAAGGAGCCAAGTCAAACCCTTCTCTCTCTCCTAGGGATCTTGGTCGATAGCGGGAGGCGTTTCGCATCTATCGCAGACATGCAAGTCGGTGATTCAAATCAAAATGCACCAGTTGGTACAACAGTGGCTTTGTTAGAAAGAGGCACTCGTGTTATGAGTGCCATTCATAAAAGATTGCATTCAAGTCAAAGAATTGAGTTTGAAATATTGGCAAAAGTTTTTGCTGAGTATTTACCTCCAGCTTATCCATACTCCACAGCCAATGGCAATCAAACCATTAAGGCTTTGGACTTTGATAGCCGTGTAGACGTATTGCCTATTTCAGACCCAAACACTTTCTCTATGAGTCAACGAGTAATGATGGCTCAAGAGATGTTAAGGACTGTACAAAGCAATCCTGAGATTCATGGGCCAAATGGAATATACGAGGCTTACAGAAGAATGTATTCTTCTATGGGCGTGCAAGACATTGAAAAGCTTTTGCCACCTCCGCCTAAACCACAACCGATGGATCCTGCAAATGAAAACGCTATGTTGATTGCAGGTAAACCTGCTCAAGCGTTTGCTGGACAAGATCACGATGCGCACATTAACACGCACGTATCTTTGTATGGAACCGTTACTGCACAGACAAACCCAGTTGTATTATCTTTAATACAGTCACACATTTATCAGCACGTTTCTTTTAGAGCGTCTGAAATCGTGGATGAACAAAATGCTCAAAACCCAGAGTTCCAAAACATGATGCAACAGATACAGCAACTGCCTCCAGAGGTTAGCATGCAGTATCAACAACAATTACAACAGTCGGTGGCAAGAGACATAGCTGCAGTAGTCTCTCAGTTGATGGAACAAATAAATTCTATCTTCATGCCACCCCCGCCACAACCCGATCCTTTGGTACAACTAAGAGGCAAAGAGCTGGACATTAAATCTGACGATGTACAACGCAAACGCGAAGAGTTTGCTCAACGTCAACAGTTTGATTCTATGAAAGCCATGCAAGGAAACCAATTGGCAGAACAGCGTTTGGCTATTCAACAAGATATTGCTAAGATGAAAGACAACATAGCAAGAGAAAGAATGGATCAATCAGCACAATTTAAAGCAATGGACATTATGAGAGGTAACAAATGAGTTCAATAAGACAAGAACAGGCAGCAATGCACAAGAAACTATTAAAAGAAGAAGAGGAGCGCAGAATCAATGGCAATCAACCGATCATCAATGAGCATGCAAATATCGACATCGAGAAAATCGCGAAACAGGCCGACAAAGAAGCCAACGAAGTCCTTGCAGAAGTCATCAAAGCAGTTAAACCCACAAAGCCTAAAGTTGTCGTTAAGACTAAGACCAAGGTAGCTAAAAAGAAAAAATAGTATGCCTCTAAAAAAAGGTAGCAGTAGGAAGACAATATCTGCTAATATAAGTGAGTTAACACGCAGTGGTAAAAAACCAAAGACTGCGATAGCAATTGCTCTTGAACAAGCAAGAAAAAATAAAGGTAAAAAAAATGGAAAAAGTTAAAAACGTTAAATCAAGCGTAACCATCAAAGATCAAGGAACTGTAAATTACTCAGGTCCTAAGAAGATTGCTAACGGTGGCAAACCTGGAAGACACGGAGCTGGTAAATCTAGAGGTGGCGGAGCTGCTTTAAGAGGAACTAAATTTTACGGCATCTGTTAAATGGCTGATCAAATTAGCTTGCCTCCTACGCCTCCGGGCCTTCACGATCAAATGTATCGAGGAGACGGTGGACCACAACCTATGCCGCCAAGAGCGGGAAACAGTCTTATAGTTGGTGGCCCTGCGTATTTTACGCCTGAAGGTTATCAAGCTCCTGTTCAACCAACTCAATCATTCATGCCTACCAATGTGGCATCTGATCCAATTCGGGATCAATTTAATAGAATGTATCCAACACCGCCTCCACCTCCGGTACCTGCACCAACACCTGCACCGACTCCTGCACCAATTTCAGAACCAGAACCAGTAGTAGAACCTGTAG